ATAGTCAGCGGATTTCTCTGGTTTGTATAAACTTAATCTTGGCATCGTAATAGTATTTATTGAATAAATATGTTTAGCAAAGGAAACTTATATGAGTGATTTAGAAAACAAAAAGCAGTCAGTTTTTAACTATGTTCGCACACTTTTAGGCGACGGAATGATCGATATTGAACTCGATCCAAATCACTATGAAGTAGCACTAGAAAAAGCACTAGGCAAATACAGACAACGTGCTGAAAATGCTGTGGAAGAATCCTATGCTATACTAGAATTACAAGAAGATACCAACGATTATATTCTTCCAAACGAAGTTATGGAAGTGAGAGAATTGTTTAGACGTTCAATTGGTTCTAGAAGCGGTGGCGGAGATGGAGGCACATTATTTGAACCCTTCAATCTAGCCTATGCTAACACATACTTGCTCAGTTCAACACAGATGGGTGGACTTTCAACTTATTATGCATTTGCTGGTTATCAAGAATTAGTGGGCAAAATGTTTGGAAGTTTTATCAACTTTAAATTTGATCCTGTAAGTAAAAAACTTACAATTATGCAACGCCCAAGAGGTGATGAACAAATCTTAATGCAAATATACAATCAACGTCCAGATTTTAATTTACTTTCAGATCCATATGCTGGACAATGGTTAAAAGATTATACACTAGCAGTTAGCAAATATATGCTAGGAGAAGCACGTAGCAAGTTTGCTACAATTTCAACACCACAGGGCGGAACTTCACTAAATGGCGATGCACTTAAAGCAGATGCCATGGCTGAAATGGAGAAACTGGAAATGGATTTGGCAAATTACATAGATGGTTCTAAACCATTATCTTTTGTAATTGGCTAAAAACTACTTGACTTTCCACATTAATGACTATACAATTTAAGGATACTTTTAATAAAGGATCTTTTATGATAATTGGTATTTGTGGGTTGATTGGTTCAGGTAAAGGAACCGTTGCAGACTTCTTGGTAGAGCAAAGAGGCTTTACAAAAATATCATTTGCAGATAAACTTAAAGACGGTGTTGCTAGTGTATTTGGCTGGAATCGAGAAATGCTAGAAGGCAACACGGATGACTCACGTGCTTGGCGCGAAAAAGTAGATCCTTACTGGAGTACAGAACTTGGTAAACCTATAACTCCTAGATTAGTGCTACAACTGTTTGGTACAGATTGTATGCGTAATGGCTTCTATGATGGTATATGGGTAAGCCTAGTAAAACAGCAATTACTTGCACATCCTGAAACAGATTTTGTTATTCCTGACGTACGATTTGAAAACGAAGCAGAAATGATACGTTCTATTGGTGGTAAATTATGGCGTGTTAAACGAGGTAGTGACCCTGAATGGTGGAATATAGCACAAACAGAAATGCGTCAAAAGGCCGCTCAAAAAGAATCAAAAGGTATTGTAGTTTCACCTAAAATGGAAACCGATTACCCCAACATACACGTATCAGAATGGGCATGGGCGAATGTGGATTTTGATGCAGTTATTGAAAACGACAGCAGTGTTGAGTTTCTTAAAAATCGGGTGTTAAGTCACCTTGCTTCCAAGTAAATCCTTCTTTGTGTAATACTCTTTGACAGTTAGCACATACTGTTTTTAAATTACTATGTCTACAATTTGTTAGTTTTCCATCTATGTGATACACTGCAAACTGTTCTGTGTGTTTGCTTGTAAACCCACACTTATCACACTTGTCTTTTTGACGATAACCTAGTTGATACCACATAGGAGTACTAGGAGTTCTTCCTCTAGCACACTGCTCGCACTGACTTCTATAATAAGTCTTACGACCCTTCTTATAGTTTATTGCACAGGGTCTACTTTTGCACTTTTTACACAATGGTCTAGTCATAACTGTATTTACCAGCCCTTTTCCATACCTTTTTCGCTATATATTATACCGCATTTTTGGTTACAACTGCTAAATATGTTTAAGAACTTAATTAAAGGAGTAACGAGATGGCACTTACATCACCAGGAGTTGAAGTTAGCGTAATAGACGAAAGTTTCTATACGCCAGCCGCGGCCGCAACAGTACCACTAATTATTGTAGCAACAGCCGCAAATAAGCCTAACGGCGCAGGTACAGGAACAGCACAAGGAACGCTTAAAGCGAATGCTGGAACACCATACTTAATTACATCACAAAGAGAATTATCAGAAACATTTGGTAATCCAAAATTTTATACAGATTCAAGCAATAATCCATTGCATGGTAACGAACTTAATGAATACGGTTTACAAGCCGCTTATTCATTCTTAGGAGTTGCTAATAGAGCATATGTTGTAAGAGCAGATGCAGACTTAGGAGAACTTACTGGTTCTTCATCAGCACCTTCGGGTTCGCCTGCAGATGGTACATATTGGTTAGATACTAACGATTCATTATTTGGTATCTTTGAATGGTCAAGATCAGCACAAAAATTTACTAACAAAACTCCATTAGTTCTTAACTCCGCTACTCAACTTGTTGGTAATGTTGCAACTGGTGATCCAAAGCCTAGCGTAGGTGCAAAAGGTGACTATGCTATTGTTACTGCTAGAACATCAAATGATGTTTACTACAAAAACGCAGACAATGCTTGGGTTAAAGTAGGTTCGACTACAAGTGCAAATATTGCATCAGCGACAGGTTCAACATTTACTTCAGACAGTTGGGCATCGAGTTGGCCAGTAATCCAAGGTACTGTTTCTAATCCAACATTAGGAAACGGTCAAGGTGTAAACATTAATGGTACAAGTGTTACTATTTCCGGGACAACTGTATCAGACTTTGCTACAGCAATTAATGCGGCAAGCATTACAGGTGTTGCGGCTAAAGTAACATCAACAGGTATTTTAGAAATCTACAGCGACGGTACATCAACATCTGATGGCACTACAGACGACGGCGCTATTATTATTCAAGACAGTGCAGGTAGTACTCTAAAAGCAGACTGTGGTATTACAGCAACTTACTATTCAGGAGTTGCAGTACAAATTTCAAAACACTCACAAGTTCCAACTTGGAAGTCAACTGATACTGTTACAGTAGCAGGCACTTCAAGAAGCGGAATTAAACCAAGTGGTAGTGTTTGGATGAAAACTACTTCACCAAACTTAGGCGCAAGTTTGAAAGTTCAAGTTTGGAACGACAACTTAGGTGTTTGGTCAACTGTTAGCACACCAATTTACGGTACAACAGAAGAAGCAGTTAATTCAATTGATTCAACAGGCGGAACACTAATTCCGGCAGGTACAGTTTTTGCTAGAGCAAACTATACAGGAAGAGGTTCTGCTAACGATAGCACAACAGGTGTTGAAAAATTAGTAAACTTTAAACTCTATCGTAGAGTAACTAGTTCTCCAACAACAGTAACAGGAACAGAAGCAGGTGCTAATCCAACTGTAACTGCAAATCCTGGTTACAACACAATGACTATTGCAGAAACTGTTACAGGTTCAACTGTTTATTCAACTGCAAAAACAGTAACAGTTAGTGGTACAACAGTAGAAGATATTGCTAGTGCGATTTCAGCGGCAGGATTTACAAACATTACTGCTACTGTGTCAAATGGCTATCTAAGTATTTCACATGCTTTAGGCGGTGATATTAAAATTACTGACGCAAACGGTATCCTTGCAACAGCAGGATTTACTGGTTGGTCACGCTCAGGCGCAGGTGTAGAAACAGGCACACAAAACTACTACACTGCAAGTGCAGACGAAGATCATGATTATGTAATTTCAAACTGGAAGCCACTTGTTTATGAAGCAAGTGATAATGCTCCAACAGCAACTCCAGCAGATGGCACATTGTGGTACAATACAACACTAGACGACGTGGACATTATGGTACACGACGGAAACAAGTGGGTAGGTTACCTAAACTATGGTCCATATGCAGGTGCAACTGACCCAGCAGGTCCGATTGTATCAGCAACTGCTCCTGCTAAAACAGGTGGACAGTCAGATGGTAGTGATCTAGTAGAAGGTGATATTTGGATTTCAACTGCTGATGTTGATCAATACGGTGTAAAAGTTTACCGTTGGGATAATTCAGCAACTGAATGGGTAGCAATTGATGTTACTGACCAAACAACAGAAGAAGGTATCTTGTTTGCGGATGCACGTTATGGTGTATCAGGTGCAACAGGTGATACTGCCGGTGCTATTGCAGATTTATTGAGCACAGACTATGTAGATCCAGATGCTCCAGATCCAGAC